TCAGTTAAACGATGGTTTAATGTCTCTTTTACTAACGCACGTAAATTATCTAATTTCATGTTATGGTATATGTTATAAATATGGGTAGATATAGTTTAATTAACGTGTTAATGTGATAATATATAATAAAAAAATAAAAGCTCCAACGAAAACGTTGAAGCTTATATAATTATTTTTAATTTTAATTTTAGTAGTTTAAGATACAATAATCTGGCTGTACTTCTAATTGAATATTTACTATTGTTCCGTCATCGTCCCAGCTATAGTCTCCAAAGGCAGCACTTGTTACTACTGCTCCTTTGATTATCCATTCTGAAACAATATCTCCAACAGGGCCAAGTACATTAAATGTTAAATCTTTTTTATAGAAATCAGAATAACCATCTCTACCAGTTACAGATTCGTGACCTAAACGTATCCATTCCATTACAGCTTGTGCTCCAGATGGTGTGATAGATTCAAATAAAGTCATTGAAATTGCACCCCAAATAGTTTTTCCTTTTACATAACGTTGAACGTTAATGTGGTTAAGAGCAACTGCTGTTTGAGCTACATTTATCCCTCCTACTCCTTTTACTAAAAATGATGGAATACCATCCATATAAAGGATAAAGCGATTAGATTGTTTTGGTTCAAACGCGGTAAAAAATATTTCGTTCGGATTTAAAATTGCCATTTTGTTTTTATTTTAATTTTGTTTTATTATAAATATTTAATAATTTAATTTTTTATCCAGGAAATTCAGCTCCTGTTGGTAATAAGATAAAATCCAATGAAATAAATTCTGCTGTTCTAGTTGGTTGAATATAAATTTGACCTACTAATTGATTTTGGTCAATTACTGCGGGTCCATTATTTGATTCATCCATTATTATTTTATAAGCATATAATCCTTGTTTTTGTTGGATGCCTTCTAAAAATGGAGTTACTCTAGCTACAAATGAATTTCTTGTTGCTATTGTATTTTGTTCAAATACTACTGTATCAGCAATTTGACGAATATAATTTTTCATTTCAATCATCAAACGTCTTACGTTTACACGGTCAAGAGCAGATGCTTGTTTTTGTAATGTTTTTTGTCCAAATACTACAACACCATTTCTAGGTAATGTAGCTAATGGATTAATGTTATTACTGTATAATGAATCTTTATTAGCTTGAGTTAATTTAAATTGGGCTTGTAATACTGTAGATAACCCTCCACGATTTATTCCTGCTGGTGCAAACCAAGGTGCAGATACTTTATCATTAAAAGCATATACTCCAGGAATCACAGTTGAAGCAGGTACCCATACTTGTTTCCCTGTTGCAGGATCAACGATACGAACCCAAGGCCAATACGAAGCAGCATATGATGTGTTTCTGGTTTGTGCTTGCGTTATAGTAGTTGCAACTGTGCCACTATAATCAATTAGATCTAGTACATATAAATTATCTCCTCTATTTTGTGTATTTGAAATAATTGTAGATACTGTAGAGGTATGTTTGTCGTTTAATAAACCTGGGGTAAATAATAGATTAAATTGATATGCTTCTTTATTTCCGAATAGGGCAACCATTTTATCATAATCTGATGCTGCTAATCCTTGTGTTGTAGTGGTTATATTTTCATACATTGTTGTTCCTACATTTGAGGCAACTGTACCTGTAGCTCCACCAAATGATCCACTTCCATTTGCTGGTAAAGATCCTGTATATAAGGCATTTGAAACGGTTCCGTTTGAATCTAAATATGTTGGGGTGGGGTAATTAACAGCTTTAACTCTTACATATCTTGAATTATTTGGATAACTTCCAGATAATTCCATTTGAATATTTGTGTTATTATATGCTAATTTTTGATCACCAATTACTAAAGAAATAAAACGATCTGAATTAGGATCTAAATTAACTCCATTAAATGATTCAAGTATGTTTTTATTATTTATTGTGTCATTTCCTTGTCTAATTAATACATTAAATGTACCAGATCCTGTATTTGTATTTGTAATTTCAAATCGTATGTTATCTTTTGAGCCACTAACTAAAGATCCAGAAACTTCTGATCCGGAATTATTCATAATAATTCCTTGTGAAATTGTTTCTAAAGTAAATGGAGATAAACCGGTAGTTGGGCCTGATGATCCCGTTGGTATTAAAGTACTAGTTGCAGAAGTATATGTTCCACTTGCTACTCTAGCTACCAATAATGAAGATCCTCCATAATTAAAGTAATTATATGCTGCAATTGAAGTTAAATATGAATAATTTATTCCTCCACTTACGAATGAATCTCCAAATAATGATGTGTATTGTGAGTATGAAGTTACTAATGTTGGTACTTCAACAGGACCTTTAACTGTTGGGCCTATAAT